TGAGAAAAATATTCCATATTTTCCCTGAGGGAGTGGCGATGGTAGATAAACCATCGTCTTTTTATTTTTCTGAGAAATTTTTGCGTTGGTAGATGAAGTGAGTGTTTTCACGATTTTCCTATAAGTTTTCTATATAGAGGGTCTTATAGAGGACTTTACTGCAAAAAGCTGTTTTTACTCACTTCGCTCACCGTTTCCCTCAGCATCATTCTCGAAATTATTGATAACAATTTGATCTTTACCTCGTTTACCTGGGGTTCGTTTTTGGATAACGATTTCGTATCCCATGATATCCAGCATTTCAATGGCTCTATCAAAAGTCATATTTGGGTGAGCCAATCTTGCACTGATTTCATTGCCTTTCTTTTTCCCCAAAGCTATGGCCATAGTAGTCAAACTCGTGTTTTCTTTTCGCATTATTTCTCGGATAGCCTTATTGATACGCATAGTCATTCGCTCCTTTCACTGTGGATTATACCCTAAATATCATTAGTTGTCAAGATAAATATTTTTAGTGAAAGCCTTTTTGATTTTTTCGGATATTTACACCACTTACGACACCCCGCCGGAGCAGCCCATATCCCCCCATGGGGTGCCTGTTGTCCAGGCCGTCATTGACTCCGGACGGGATCCCCTCCCTGATCATAAAACCAGATCCAAAAGATAACCAGGTGTTTAATTGTTATTATATAGTATAACTGCCGTGCGGAAACTCAACAGAACATTGACTCGATAAAAAATACAATAAGATACTAAAAATATTTTGTGATACCTATTGACAACTAAATATAATTAGTGTAATATATAGACACTAAATAAAATTAGTGATACGGCAAAACGAAAGGAGCAATTACAAATGACTGTAAAAGAACTGTGCGAAATGCTGCCCGATTCCACAATGGTGAAAATCGCCACTATCGAAACGTGCGATGACATGAAAGCATTAGCAAATGAGCCTGTTTTGGTGGAATGCCTGGGTGATTATGAATTATCCAGTATCAGACCCACGGCACAGGACGAAATTATTGTATTTCTTAAAACCCAGTATGTAAAACGCAATCGATAAAAGGAGGATCCCCAAATGAGCACAACAGAATTGATCACCCTATGTACCCAATATAAGGAGCTGCAGCGACTCCAGGAGGAAATCACCGCCGAAATGGACGGAATTAAAGACGCAATTAAAACCGCCATGGGCACCACTGAAAAACTGGTGGCGGGACAATACAAGATCTCATACACCACCGTCAACGGCTCCCGCCTGGACACTGCCAAATTAAAAAAGGCATTGCCGGAAATCGCCGCAGCATTCACCGTTTCCACCAGCTCCCGCCGCTTTACGATCAATTAAAGAAAAAGCCCTGAGAAATGCGCCAACATTTCCCAGGGCAGCACCAAAACCAGAACAACCACGAACCAGTTAAGGCCCCTATATTTTACAATGCGGGGCCGCTCAAGTCAAGGAGGAAAATATAATGAAAAGCCCCGTCAATAGAATATCTGTAAGCCCTGGCAACCAGAAAATGGGTTTTATCCCGTCCGTATCTCTGCCGCCTGTGATTACCTGTGCAAATGGCTGCACCTGTGCAAAAAAGTGCTACGCCGCGAAACTGTGCCGGATTCGTAAAAACGTCCGCGAAGCATACCAGCGCAACCTGGATATTTTAACCCAGGATCCCGCCGCGTATTGGCTCCAGGTAAAAGCCGCCGCTATGGTGACTAAATACTTCCGGTTTCATGTTTCCGGCGATATTGTAAACGCTGAGTATTTCGCCAACATGATCAAAACCGCCGAAGAGTTACCCGGCACCGCTTTTCTAGCATTCACAAAACAATACACCATTGTAAACCAGTATTTGAACGGCGCGAAGCTGCCCGAAAATCTGAAAATTATCTTTTCCGCATGGCCCGGAATGCCTATGGAAAACCCGCATAATTTACCCGTTGCAAATGTGATCTTTAAGGGACAACAACCCGCCGACAATTGGAAGATCTGCGGCGGAAACTGTGCAGAGTGCGCTTGTCGTGGCGTGGGCTGTTGGGAACTCAGACCCGGTGAACAAATCGCATTCTATGAGCATTAAAGGAGGTTTTGAAAATGGCTAGAAATCTGTATAAAAAGCACCTGGACACGTTTATTAAAAATAAAAATCAGCGTATTTTGATCGAACGCCACGACGATTTTTATTATATTTCTGAGGGTTTTACAATCCTTAGATTACCCGCCGTTTATTATGAGGTTTTCGCCCGTCCTGTTAACCCCATGTTTATTGTTCTGGAAAACGGACAACAGGCAAAACGCCAGCCCGGGGAAAAGCTGCCGGAGATCCTCCCCGAAACCGCCGACACTTGTAAAAAAGTATGGGATATGACGGAGGCAATAAACAGCGCAAAATTAACGCCTGTTATTATGGAAATCGATGATAAGCAATGTCGAATCGTAAAAACCGGGGACAAAATGATGATGTATAACGAGCGGTTTATAGCCGCCGTCCGCCAGTATTGCGGCGACGATATGAAATGCACCTCAGACCGTTTCCCCGTTCTGAAATGGGAGGGTGCCGCCGGAGACGGATGTATTATTTTGGGAGTAAATAACCGGGCAGCGTGGGACAATTTGCGGAAAGTGGCGGAGGTGATCGCAAAATGAAAAACAGGATCCCCCGGAAATTTTCCGCCATTGTCGGGAAAATGCTGATTGAAACCAGCGCAACGAAACCCGGCGACGTGATCCGCATAACTAAAAATGATTTTGGTTATTTGGGACTAAATACCAACACCGGAAAATATGCCTATTATTTCCCCGCCATGTTGAGAAACGGCGAAATATTCCAAGTGTTTGAGGTGATCCCGGAATGACAATCCTGTGCATACTTCTTTTCCCTGTGGCGGTTCTGTTTGAGCTGCTGAAAATTTCCAAGTGAATAACCCGCCAGCCCTGGAGCGTTAACCGCTCCGGGGTTTTTCTTTTTCCTGATCTGCCGCCGCTCCTAGGCTCCCACGCCGCCGGGATCCCGCCGGGAATATCCCAGCACCACCGCCAGCGGGAAACGCCAGCACAGACCCGCCAGGGGCACGACAAACAGACCGCCGCCGGGATCCGCTGCCCAGCGTGGCGGGATTGCATGGCGGGATATTCTGTGAGGCTCTGAGCGGCGTTTTAAGCGGACTTCATTCCGGTGCTATTGTTGTATTACCAGACGGCAAAACGGGGGACAGCAGCCACGGAACGCCGCCACAGCCTAACAATCAGAAAATACCGCCTGAACAATAGAAAACCCTGTAATCAGACCGGCCCAGGGCAGCCGCCACGCCGCCAGGGCGGTTTTCCGCCGGGAATATCCCAGCACCACCGCCAGCGGGAAACGCCAGCACAGACCCGCCAGGGGCACGACAAACAGACCGCCGCCGGGATCCGCTGCCCAGCGTGGCGGGATTGCATGGCGGGATATTCTGTGAGGCTCTGAGCGGCGTTTTAAGCGGACTTCATTCCGGTGCTATTGTTGTATTACCAGACGGCAAAACGGGGGACAGCAGCCACGGAACGCCGCCACAGCCTAACAATCAGAAAATACCGCCTGAACAATAGAAAACCCTGTAATCAGACCGGCCCAGGGCAGCCGCCACGCCGCCAGGGCGGTTTTCCGCCGGGTTTTTGTCAAAATTTGGGCAAAAATTGAAGCCCGTCCCCGACAGAAATCGAGGGCGGGTTTCATAGTCGCTAAAGTCGCTGGCAAAAGTTGCTTGCCATAGTCGCTAGAGTTGTAGAAAAGTTGTAGGATAGTCGCCAGAGTTGTTGAATCAATCCTCAGAGTTGATGATCGTAGAGTCGCCAAGGTACCGACGGCGGATATCTTCGGGATCATACTCATCCCGCTGGGTGTTGGGCGTGACCACATACTCAGCTTTGTCAACCATTCCGTAATAATTCTTCGCTCTGAAGCAGTAAGCCAAGAAGTTCAGCTTACCGGAAATCACCAGTTTTGCATCGAAAGTTTTAAGAACATCTTTCGCTTTTTTTATGATGTCGGAAGTCTCAGGGCTAAATCCTTTGTTTCTTCCTGCTTCCCAGTCCCAAACCGTTGAGATAGAATAACCTGTGCTCATAGCCATTTCCTCAACTGTGGGAATTTGACCGTTTTTCGCACAATAAACGAAATAGTCATTGAGTCTTGTAGCCAACTCCTCGTCGTTTTTAACTCGCTCTTTTTTGTGCTCTACTAACACTTCAGTCAATAAAGCACCCACCAGTGCCTTATCTTCATCAGTAACAATTGCAACTTTGGAGTTCGGGAAATTATTCTTACCACCTCTACCGCGAGATGCTTTTCGCTCGATGTTGGCAATCTCCTCACCAACATCAGTCAGAGAGTCGCTATTGCTCATTTTCGGTTCACCTCCTTCCGTATGTAAAAAATGTAATTTTTCTGGTTGGCAAGCTCTATATATAGTAATATTCTTTTTTTCTATACGCATTAGATGACTGAAAATATTACATTTTTTACATGAGATAAAAATCTCTATACGCGTTAGCTTACCAGAAATATTACATTTCTTACATTCCCTTACAATCCTCATGCGTATAGCTGACCGAAAAAGTTTCATTTCTTACACGGTTTCTTTTCCTTTCAATCCGTGAACAAACCAACCTTCGGCGGAACGCAGGACTGCGTAATTCTTGTTGGACATCTCATTGTAGAAAGTTGTACTACCCAACGGCTTGTACTGATTCTCAGCTTTTACACACCACTGACGATAAATGCGATACAGATCACCGCGCAGAATCTTATAATCCTCGCCGACTTCGCACATATCTTTGATGAAGCAACCGATTCGGTCATGCGCTTCGCGGTACGCATTCGTTTCTTTTCTGACGCACATGGGAACATTCAGACCATTCTTCATATAGTCGTTACAACCATCGATCAGCCACTGCAAAATAGTCGGCTTGTTTTCAGGCGCAGCGAACAACTCTTTCAGATCCATGTCTCGTGACTCATTGTCGAAATGCTTATCGAAACGAATCACCCAGATTCTGTCGGAAGAAAATACGGTGTCATCGTTAACAGGAGGAAGGTAGTTTGTGTTCAACCATAGCGTGAACTGAGGGACAAAACGGAAAGCATTTTCAAACAGACCACGAGTAACCAATGTGTCACGACCCGTCATCATTTTCATATTGGCGGCATCCAGCAAAGAGGATGCTTTGGATGATTCCGCCATTGTGACAATACGGGTGCCGGTCAGACTGGCAAGAACAGGCTGCGGAGCATTGAGATCTGGCTTGCGCCCACCGTCTGTTTCGCAGATCAGGGTAGGGGGAGCGGTGCCGATGTAATCTTCGCCTAGCACATTTTGAAGAGATGAAAACAGAGTGCCTTTACCGTTACGGGTTTTGGGGCCATAGGCGATAAACATACACTCTTCTCGGTTTACACCCAGGAGAGAGTAACCAAGGGCACGTTGCAAAAATGCAGCTTTTTCTTTGTCGCCGTCCATGATTTCATCGATAAACTGATACCAGCGATTGCAGCGAGTATGTAGGAAGTTAGGCAGGGAACAGGTCGTCATTTTTGTGACATTGTATTTACGAATGTCATCAACGACCTTACCGGTGCTGAGATCGAATGCCTGAGTGGTCGTGTTGAGGATGTATGGATTGGAATCCATATCGGCAATGTCTATGGTTACGGTACACGACAGGGTGTTTATAATGTTCTTCATGACGTTGTACTTGCGAGTGGATTTGATGAATTTTTGATAGTTCTCAATATACTCGTCCGAAGGATCCAGAAAACTGATTTCCTTACAGTACAACAAAAGAAGATTAAGCAGTGTTTGAAGTCGATTGTGAATCGCGCTTTCACCACTCTGCTTTTCCCAACGGTGTTTCCAGATGTACCATGTTTTCTGCTGAGGGCAAAACCGCATGGAGTCGTCGTAGGCATCAGCGAAAAGGGCGGACATACCGATTTCATCCCATGCGTATGTGATGGACGACAGGTGAGGACGTTCTTTCATCAAAAAGTGCATGATCCGGGACTGTTGCTCATTTTCGAGAGTCATCTGCGCTGCACCAGTATGCTCCAGAACGTAAGGGAGTTCCTCGTTAATCATCAGTGTATCCCTCCCAGCTTTCGATATGATAATCGTCGAGAGATGTACAATGTGGTACTCGCCAGCCGGGAGCTTTACCGTGAGCATGAATTTCACCGCAGTGAGGACATACAATGTACACCTGAGTTGCCGTAAACATCAGTGGGTGAACATGATGAAAACCCTTGTCATCTACAAAACTGCGCTTATCCCGAATCAGCATCTTTCGTTTGCTTTTAGGATCATAATAAGTCTCAAGGACGGAGGAGTCGATCCTGTCCTTATACTTTCTCAGAATCGGCGTGGGGTGCATTTTCCTGTACCTCCATTTCTCTAGCTTTCTTATCCCAGTAATTCTGGTTGTACTGCTTAACTTTGTCAGGGTTCTTCTTTCTCCATTGACGGGCATAAGCTGCCTGGGCAGCTCTACGACGAGCTTTTGCATCATCAGTCATCGATGATACCTCCTTTCGCAAAATAAAAAGAGCGCATATTTGTTCGGATGAAAACCTATCCTCGCAAATATGCGCTCATATCTTAACGACACTATTATATACTAGATATAGATAAATGTCAAGCTGAAGAAACTACATATTGTGGTTACGAGGAAGTCATTCACCGATTGTCAGAGCAGCTTCCAGGGGATTCCCGGCTTTTACCAGAAGAACAATGTCACATTTGGGGCAGCGGACGGAGTACAGCCGCTCCTCGTGATAAGCTGTACGCAGGGTGGTACCGCAAGTACGGCACAGACATGGGGAGTTGCTTTGGATAGGGGATCCGTGAATAATGTGTGCGTATTTATCCATACTCAGTGTGCCGGGCACATCGTGAAAACTTTTCATAAGTATGATTTTTCTCCTTTTCCTCGGACATAGACACGATCTCCGTCTATAACGGTGTTGTCCCCGTCCCAAGATGTTTTACAGGTGCTGCAGAACGCAGTTATGCAGTCGATAGAACCTCCATCAGACGTTTTATATCGCTTGCTTAATTTTCCGTCTTTTCGGATTGAATAATCGTGAGTTAGGGCGAAATGGTCACACAGGATCATCCTACCTCCACAATGAGGACATTTATTTGCCAAAATCCATTCAACCATTCTTACCACCATCCATCTTTGCACCGCAGTTGGGGCAATAGCTGTAAATTTTAAGTGGTGGTTCTTCTTCAAACCAATATTCTTGCTTGCACTCTGAGCATTCCAAAGCGGTCAGTCCTAAATAATCATCTTCGATTGTTGACCATTTGCCATGCACCACTTCCACGGCATCCACGGTGGGTGCTTCTTGAATTGCCCATCTATATTCATTTTCACACTCTTTGCAAGCACCTTCCGAAACAGTGAATGTTTCACTGATCAATAGCGCATTGGCATCAATCAGCCGTTTTTCAGTTGCCATCGAATTTCCTCCATTCACCAGTGAGATTTCTGACGGATTTTGCACCACAGGTGGGGCAGTATTTACAGTCATCTCCCATCACACGGTCAAATTCACAATGGCAATTGCTGCACTTGGATTTGTGGATCCCGTTTGCATCGAGCCATATACACATGGGAGCCTTGGAAGTGCTTATCGATATGAAGGAGCTACGACTAAGTATTCTCTTTCCAAACAGGAGATCGAACCAGAGCGCATCACTGATGGCGAATAAAACCCAGTAGTAAAAGAACTCTGCATTTATCTCAGAAGGATCCACGACACCTTTGAGCAGACCGATGAAAATAATCAGAAATAGTACGCTCATTTCTTCACCATCTTTCTGATACCCTCTGCGATAGCAGGGATGGAGCAGCGGTTGTGGAACTCAGACCACCAGCCACACTTTTCCTGATCGCACCAAGTTTTCGTGATAGGACAAATCATTTGGAATCACCTCTTTTTCTGGATTGCACTTTCCGCAGCTCTTTGATCGCTTTTCCCACTGCGAGCTGTTCCCGGTTGGAGAGGTGTGTGGGTTGCTTCAATAATTCAGCCAGCACCCTAGCTGCTTCGATATTCGTCATAACGTTACCTCAGTTATATAGTAATCGGTCGAGCCATTGGGACACAGTTTCTTTCTTATCCCGCATCCATGGGTAAATGACCGTTTTGTAGGAATGCCGTTGGTACTCATAGAAATCCTGAGTCATAGCATAAAGGGCAGTGCTGTTTGTCCACCGTTGCAGTCGTCGGGTGATTGCTCTGGCGGACGGCTTGTTGTAAATCATGGTGTACGGCTGACATTCGCACTCTTGGATTGCCCTAATGCGCTGCATATCTTCCTCAAACGAGGTGTCGAAATTGGTAAGACAGAAAACCTTGGCGTATCTCCAATCCCATTTACCGTGCCGTCGCTTGTAGGCATCTACATACAGTCGTAAGCCACGCTTCACGGGTTCCATCGCTTCCATGGAATCCATTGCGAAATGGGGTTGTACGATTTTCATGGAAGTCAGCAATTCAGCTTTCGCCGGGGTAATCAGACGGGCATCCAGTCCCTGATTGAACTCCACTTTTGCACCGGAGTCGATGATTTGTTGGAGCAGGGGCAACGCATCTTTGCAAGCCAGTATGTTGGGATCCGACAGACAGATATTACCTTGCCCATTCCAGAACTCGGAAAGATCGGCAACCTTATAGCTGCACTTACCTTCCTTCGGTGCTACATGACAGAAATGGCATCCCCTGGGACAGCCACGGGTCAGGAAGCCATAAGCGGTTTGTTTCCGCAACGGCTGTCCATAACCCGTGTGTTCCGGGTACAATGAGTAATCCGGGTAGATATGTTCCACTTCATACGGAAGGGAGGGGTCGAGTTCTTTGTGATAGACCTCTTTCCCATCTTCCAGTTTGATGGCATAACCGGTACCACCCTTAACAACACGCTTGGCGTTTAGGGGGGGGGGGACATTT